ACACCTGGGTCCACTACAAGCGGACCCATGAGGTCGACGCCGTAAGGCTGCGCCCGCACCCTCACGAGTTCGCCCTCTACTACGACATCTGAGGCCATAACGCGCTGACCTGCGCCTTTACCCCTTTGCGGCGTCACCGGGCCGTGCTGGGGCCGTGCCAGCTCCGAAGGCGGAGTCGATAGCTCGCCGGGTGCGGTCCTCGCTGGCGGGCAGCAGATGGGTGTAGACGCGCAGGGTGAAACCCGGGTCGGTGTGTCCGAGGTAGTCCGCCACCGCCTTGATCGACTCCCCCGCGTCGAGCAGCACCGAGGCATAGGCGTGCCGTAGGGCGTGCATTCCGTTGTCGCGGGTCGGCTCGACGCCGGACCTCTTGAGTGCCGGCTTCCAGATGTGGGAGTTGATGTAGTTCCGGTCCAACGGCTTGCCCTGCCGGCTGGTGAAGATCAGCCCGTCCTCCCCCGCCGGGTACTGGCGCAGGTGCTCGGCCAGTGCGACCGCGACGACATCGGGCAGCGGAACCTCGCGGGTCTTGCTGCCCTTGGGCAGCGCGAGGACGATCCGGCTTCCCACGATCTTGACCTGATGCTCGACCCGGAGCTTGCGACGGAGGAAGTCCACGTCCTGCACGCGCAGCCCGAAAACCTCGCCCTGCCTCAACCCGCACCCGGCCGCGACGATTGGCAGGGTGCGGTAGCGGTCCGGGAGGGCCGCGGTGACCGTCTTTACCCGCTCGACCGTCCACGGTACGAGCCGGCCCTGCGGCGCTCGTGGCGCCCGTACGGCGCGGGTGGAGCAGGGGTTACGGGTGATGAGCCCGTCCTCCACCGCGGCGCTCAGGATGGCGCTCAGGTTCGCCAGCAGCACCCGGACATAGGTCGGTGCGAGCTGCTGCTGCAGGCCGCGCAGCCACGCCTGTACCCCGCTCGGCCGGATGGCCCGGAGTTCCTGGCCGGCGAAGGTCGGCAGCAGGTGGGCGCGCAGCCGGGAGGCGACCGCCTCGCGGGTGGATTCCTCGAACGTCTGAGCCGCCAGCCATGACGCAGCGAAGGAGGCGAACGTGACCCGGCCGGCACGCGGGTCGATGTACCCGCCGGTCAGCTTGCTGGCCTCCACCGTCGTGAGGAACCGCTCCGCGTCCGTCCGGCGGGCGAAGGTGTGGGACCGCTCCCGGCCGTCCGGGTCGATGTAACGCGCCCGCCAACTCCACCCTGTCGTGCCGTCGTCGCGGGTCCGTCGCCGCTTCTCAACGTGCGCCATCGTCGGTGCCTTCCTTGACGGGGATGGCTGCAAGTGCCGGCTGCAGCTCTGCCAGCAAGCGGCGAGTCACATGGCCGCGTGCTGCCTGACGAGCCCGAGCGGTACCGCGTTCCTCTCCACCGAGCCGGGCATCGCGCTCTTCGGCAAGGCTGCGGCCGAAAGTGCGGAACGCGGCGAGCGACACCTCCATGACCGTCCGGCCGAGCCTTCGCGCCGCCTTCCGCTCCACCTCGGTGACCTGGTACTTCTCCATCTCCTCGCTCTCCTCGAGCAGCATGCCGGCGGGGATCTTCTTCATGAAGCGCTCGATCCCAGCCCTGAGCGCCGGGGCGAGCTTGGCCCCGTACAGGGCGCCGGGACCGAAGCCGGGATGCCCAGACCTGTCGTCAGACAGCAGACGTCGAGTCGCTGAACCGCTGGCCGCGAGGTGCTCGTTCAGCCACGTCGTCCCCTCCGGCAGCAGGTCGGGTAACGGCCGGCGCAAGACGAGTGGCAGTAGTAGGAGCTCCACCGCGGTCACGCCGCGACGGCCCCCCTCGATCGCGGCCACGGTCGGGCGATGCCACGGCAGCCCTAGTAACTGTGCGCTCTGGGCAACCTGCTCGGCGGTCCGACCGTCGGCCTCGCGTAGCTGGCGCAGTCGTCGACCGAAGGCGGTAGCGAAGCTCGGCGCCTGGTCGATGTCGGCGGACCACTTCGCCTTCCGTCGCTTCCAGCCTGGTGACTCCACGATTTCGACACGCGGCTCACTCTCCATGAAGCGAAACGATAGCGAACGCTTGACGGCAGCGGTAGACCTCCAGCATCATTGAGTTGAAGCGGTGCCGTTTCGTACTCTTGAAGGAGGTCGGCACATGCCAGGGACCAACGAGTGGATCGGCATCGAGCAGCTCGCAAGTGAGATCGGCATCCCGGTCAGAACGATCTACGCATGGCGCTCGCGCTCCCTTGGACCGCGTGGGGCCACCTTCGGCCGGCACGTCCGGTTCAAGCGCGAGGACGTTGACCGCTGGATCGAGGCGCAGTACAAGCCGGTCGCCCGGTGATCAACTGCGACCACACCACCCGCCGCTGCCCGTCGTGGGCGTGCCGGCAGGTGCTCGCCGAGCGCGGAGTGACCAGCGCGCCGGGCCGTCCGCAGTCGATGACCGCCCGCCGGGTCGAGGCCGCCTGGCGGATGGCGCCGCTGCCCGGTCGGCTGGCATCCCACGGCCTTCGTGCCCGCGGCGACCTGGCGACCGCGTGCTGACCAGCGCGGAGCGCATCCGGCTGGCTAACGAGCATCGGCCGGGCGACCGGCTTGCGGTCGTGCCCGCGCGGATCTGGCGCCCGGAGGCCGGCGAGGTACGCCGTACACCGACGGCGCCGGCACCTTCACAACAACCTCTACAGGAACCTGCAGAGGTTCCCGCGGAGTCCGCGGCCAAGCTGCTCGACCGGGTCGAAACCTTCCTCGGCCGGTTCGTCGCCTACCCCAGCGAGGCGGCCCGGGTCGCCGTCGTGCTGTGGGTCGCGCACGCGCACCTGCTGGCCGCCTTCGAGTCCACGCCCCGGCTCGCCTTCCTCTCACCCGAGCCCGGCAGCGGCAAGACCAGGGCGCTCGAGGTGCTCGAGCCGCTGGTGCCCAGGCCGCTGCACTCGGTCAACGTCACCCCGGCCTACTTGTTCCGCAAGGTCTCCGACCCGGCCGGCTCGCCGACGGTGCTCTTCGACGAGATCGACACGGTCTTCGGACCGAGGGCCAAGGACAACGAGGACATCCGCGGGTTGTTGAACGCCGGCCACCGCCGCGGCGCCACCGCCGGCAGGTGCGTGGTCCGCGGCAAGGTGATCGAGACCGAGGAGCTGCCGGCGTACTGCGCGGTGGCGGTGGCCGGAATCGGCGACCTGCCCGACACCTTGTTGTCGCGGTCGGTCGTGATCCGCATGAAGCGCCGGTCGCCGGCCGAGCGGGTCGAGCCGTTCCGGCACCGTCAACACGCACCCGAGGGCCACGAGATCGGCGACCGGCTGGCCGAGTGGGCCGAGGGCGTCGCGGCCGAGATGACGGGTGCCTGGCCCGACATGCCCGACGGCGTCGAGGACCGCAACGCCGACGTCTGGGAGGCGCTGCTGGCGGTGGCCGACGCGGCCGGCGGGGACTGGCCGGACCGGGCCCGCGTTGCGGCTGTTGCGCTTGTTGCGGATTCCTTGGCAGGTACTCCCAGCCTCGGGGTCAGGCTGCTCGCCGATCTCCGCGACGTCTTCAAGGCCGACGGAAATGTTGCGGCTACGACAGATGCACTACTAACAAAGTTGAGGGGGGTTGAGGAAGGTCCGTGGGATGACCTGCGAGGTAAGCCGCTGGACGCCCGCGGCCTGGCCCGCCGGCTGCGGCCTTACGAGATCAAGCCGAAGGTGCTCCGCGTCGGCGACTCGACCCCGCGCGGCTACGACCCTGCCGACTTCCACGACGCCTGGTCCCGGTACCTGGGACCACCTGCCCAGGGATCCGCAACAAGCGCAACAAGCGAAACGGAGCAACCATGACCGAGCACGACGTGCCCACTGAGCTTCTGCGCGAGCACATCGTCGCGGCGCTCGAGCGGCAGGACCCGGCGGTCGCGCTGGCCGCCGCCCGGTGCCTGGACGCCGGCCAGTTCCGGGTGATGACCCGCGTGGACAAGGACGACGCGCTCACCGGGGAGTCCTTGGTCTACGTCGTTGAGCTTGAGGTCGAGCCGGACCGGTTCGTCACGCTCGCCACGGTCCACTGGAGTCGGCTCGGCCTGACCGAGCAGGACCGCGCCGACGAGCTGGCCGTCATCCGGGCGCAGAACGGCGGGATACCGGACGACGTCTCGTCGCTGGTGGACCCATGAGCCGGCCATGCTTGACGTGCGGCGTAGCGACGGCGGCCACCCGCTGCCCGAGCTGCCAGGCTGAGCGAGACGCACGCACCGACGTACGCCGTGGCACCCGTACCGCCCGCGGCTACGACGCGAAGTGGGCGCGACTGTCGGCCCGTGCCCGCCGTCTCCAGCCGTTCTGCTCGGACTGTGGCAGCACCGAGGACCTGACGGCGGACCACCTGCGCTGGCCGGCCCGGAGTCTGGCCGACGTCGCCGTCGTCTGTAGATCGTGCAACTCGAAGCGTGGTGCGACCAGGGGGGCCAACCCTCGACGTGATCGCGTAGGACCCCCGGCTCAGGCAAAGTCTCAGTTACTGATCTTGGGTTCCACATGAGGGCCGGCCCGAAGCGCGAGGTAACGGCGCCAGCGCTTGACCTCTCGGCCCTCCCGGCTCAGGGCTGGCGCCGGGTGGACGCCTTCGCGGCCGAGTTTTTGCGGGTGCCCAAGGGCAAGGGTGCCCTGGCCCCGTTCCGGCTCCGACCCTGGCAGCGGGCCATCGTCCGCGCGCTCTACCCGGCCCGGGGCAAGCGCCCCCGGCAGGCCGTTGTCAGCATGCCGCGGGGAAACGGCAAGACGAGCCTGGCCGCGGTGCTGGCGCTGTACGGGCTGTTTGCCGACGGCGTCGAGGGCGCGCAGGTGCTCACGGTCGCCAGCGACGAGCGGCAGGCCCGGCAGGTCTTCAACGCCGCCCGCCGGATGATCGAGCTCGACCCGCGGCTCGCCGAACAGGTGCAGATCTACCAGGACCGGATCTACGTCCCGCGCACCGACTCCACCCTCGCGCCGCTCCCCGCCGAGCCGGACGCGCTCCAAGGCTGGGACCCGAGCCTGGTGGTGGTCGACGAGCTGCATGTCGTATCGGAGGCGGTCTGGGACGCCATGGCGCTGGCCGCCGGCAAGCGGGACCGGTCTCTGACGTTGGCCATCTCTACCCCGGCCGACGCCGTCGACTCCGTCATGCACCGGCTGGTCAGCTACGGCCGGGAGCACCCGGACGACCGCGCGTTCGTCCTGGTGGAGTACGCCGCCCCATCCGGCTGCGCCCTGGACGACGAGGCCGCCTGGTACGTCGCCAACCCGGCGCTCGGCGACTTCCTCGCCATCGATGCGCTCCGGGCCACCATGAAGACCACCCGCGAGCCCAGCTTCCGCCGGTACCGGCTCGGCCAGTGGGTCGGCCAGGTCGACGCCTGGCTCCCGTTCGCGGCGTGGGGGGCACTGACCGACGCGACCCGCGTCGTGGCCGACCGTGAGCGTGTTGTGCTGGCCTTCGACGGCTCCGCGTCCGGTGACAGCACCGCGCTGATCGGCTGCACCGTGTCGCCAATTGGCGAAACTCCGCACCTGTTCGTGGTCGGCTTGTGGGAGAACCCGGGGGATCTCCGGTGGCGGGTGCCGCGGGCCGAGGTCGACCAGGCCGTCGCCGCCGCCTTCGACCGCTGGGACGTCGTCGAGCTGGCCGCCGACCCGTGGGGCTGGCGGAGTGAGATCGAGTCGTGGGAGGCCCGCCACGGCGAGGCCCGGGTACTGGAGTGGCCCACCAACGTCGCCGGCCGGATGGGTCCCGCCACCGACCGCGCGTACCAGGCCGTCACGGCCGGCACCGTCTCCCATGACGGCGATTCCCGGCTGGCCGCGCACGTGGGCCACTGCGTCGCCCGGTCGAGCGCGCACGGCGACCTCATCGTGAAAGACCGGCGCGGCAGTCCCCGCAAGATCGACGCCGCCGTCGCGGCCATTGTGGCCTTCGACCGAGCCGCCTTTTACGCCGCCCGTACCCGACCCAGAAACCGAGTGATCTCATGGTGATCCCCGTGCTCAACAACGTCGTGAACGTCCCGCCGGCGGGACGTTTCGAGGAGGCGGTCTACGCCCTGTCCCGCCAGCTCGACGACGCGCAGCTCCCGCTCCGCAGTCATGGCCTGTACTACGGCGGCGCGCAGCCGTTGGCGTTCATCGCCCCGGCCGACGTAGAGGCGCTCAAGTCGCGGATCTTCAAGCTGCCGATCAACCTGACCCGGCTCGCCGTCGACGTCCTGGCCGACCGCATCCGGATCGAGGGCTTCAACACCGGCCGGGGTACGCCGCGCGACCTCGCGTTGTGGCGCTTGTGGAAGCGCGCCGGCATGGTCGAAGGGTCCGATCAGGTCACCAGGGCCGCCCTGATCTACGGCCGGTGTCCGGTCTCTCTGTGGTCCGCCCCCGGCGCCGGTGTCAGCATCCGCCCGGAGTCCCCGGCGCAGACCGTCGTGGCGTACGCCGCGGCTACCGGGGAACGGACCGCGGCCTTCAAGCGCTGGACCGCCGACGGCTACGGCCAAGGCGTCCTGTACGCCCCCGAGGCGGTCCGGCGGCTGCGTACGGCCAGTGAGGTACCAGCGGGCGGCGTGCTGCCGGCTGAGGGCTGGTACGTCGTGGCCACGCTGCCCAACCCGCTGGGCGTGGTGCCGGTGATCGACCTGGTCAACCGCCCGGCCGTCGGCAACGTCGCCGGTGTCAGCGAAATGGCCGACGTCGAACCGCTGGTCGATGCGATCTGCAAGCTGGCCAGCGACATGCTGGTGTCTGCGGAGTTCGGCGCCCGACCCCGGCGATACACCCTCGGCGTGGAGATCACCGAGGACGCGGCCGGCAACCCGGTCAACCCGTTCGTCGAGGGCGCCCAGCGGGTTTGGCAGCTTGAGGGGAACCGCACCGACGCGATGGTTGGGCAGCTCGACCCGATGTCCCTTACCCCGTACACCGAGGCCATCTCCGCGCTGGTCCACCAGGTCGCCGCCATCTCCCAGCTTCCGCCGTCCATGGTCGGGATCGCGATGAACCAGCCGGCATCCGCGGAGGCGCTGCGTGCCGGTGAGGCCGGCCTGGCCGCCCGCGCCCGGGCCCGACAGCGGGCCTTCTCCGGTCCCTGGTCCGAGGTGATCCGCCTCGCCGTGGAGGCCGCCGACGGCCGGGCGCACCCGGAGCTGCTCGACGTCGAGCCGGTGTGGTCCGATCCCGAAACGCCGACCGTGGCGCAGGCCGCGGACGCCGCATCGAAGCTCGTGGGCGCCGGGATCCTGTCTGTCGATGGCGCTCTTGACCAACTCGGATACACCCCCGAGCAGCGGGAGGCCGAGCGGATCGCCCGCCGGGCCGCCGTACTGGACGGCCAGGGCATAGACCTGTCCAGGCTGCTGCCGTGAGCGCCGCTGCCCGGCTCGCCGGCCATTACCGGCACGACCTCATCGCCGAGCGGGATGTGGCGCTGGCGGCCGTCCTGGCGGCCCTGGACGAGGTCGACGACCCGGACACCTTTCCGTACCTGGCCGGCGCCCTGACCACCGTCGGCATCGGTCGGCAGGTCGCGCTCGCGGACTCGTACTTGGCGCTCGTCCTGACCGTGCTACGCCTGGAGGCGGTGCCGGCGCTGGGACTGTTGTCTATAGACAACACCGACCGGCTGGAGAGTGCGTTCGGCACCGCGCTGGACACCTACGACGACCCGCGCTCGTCCGTGGCCCGGATCGTGACCGCCGAGACGACCGGGGCTGGCCGGGACGCGCTGACCGAGGGCATGACCCGCCACAAGGTCGGCTGGACCCGGCACACCGGCGGGAATGCCTGCCCGCTCTGCACCGAGCTGGCGGACGGGTCCGTGCTGCCGCCGGACGTGCCGATGGTGGATCACCCCGGATGCGCCTGTGTGGCCGAGATCGTTTCCGACTGAGAGGAAGGGCACCATGACCGAGAAGACGACGACCGAGAAGACCACCACCGAGCGGCCCGACGAGGGCACCACCGCCCGCCCGGGTGCCGACGGTGCGGCACCGTCTCTTGGTGCAGATCTGCCCGAAGAGTCCTCGCGTGATCGACGTTCGGACGAGCCCGAGACGTTCCCCCGCGACTACGTCGAGCGGCTGCGTGAGGAGTCCGCGGCCTACCGGGTGAAGGCCAAGCGCGCCGACGACCTGGCCGCTCGACTGGTCACCGCGCTGGCCGCCGGTACCGGGAAGCTGGCCGATGCTCGCGATCTCCCGTACGGGGAGCACCTGTTGGACGACGACGGCGTACCGGCCTTCGACAGGATCGCCGACGCTATCGACACGCTGATCCGGGAGCGGCCACACCTGGCATCCCGACGGCCTACCGGCAGCGTCGAGCAGGGTGTCCGGGCGGACGAGCCCGGCGTGTCGCTGGTGAGCCTGCTGCGCGGTACAGGGTAGGGGTATAGTGGTCGTGGGCCTGGTGCCCTGCCCGCGAACGGCCTGACGCCGACGCGATCCCCCACCGGATCGACACGTCGGAGTCCTCATGCCCGAAAACACCCAGACGCCCGCCGCTGGCGGCGTACTGACCCAACAGCAAGTTGCCGCGCTGCTGCTCCAGCCGTTGCAGGCCGCCTCGATCTTCCTTGCCAGCGGCCCCCGCATCTTTGATACGAACGGCGGGAACACGTTGCGCATCCCGCGGCTGGCCGGCTCGACCGGGGCCGCATGGGTTGCCGAAGCGGCGCCGATTCCTGACGATGACGTGACGTTCGGCGAGCTGACCCTGCTGCCGAAGAACATGCAGTCGCTCAAGGTGATCACCAAGGTGTCCGACGAGCTGCTCCGGCAGTCCATCGTCGCCCTCGACAGCGTGTTGCAGGCCCGCCTCGTCAGCGACGTGGCCGCGGCCCTGGATACCGAGCTCATCGCCGGCACCGTCATCGACGGCACGCGACCCAGGGGCTTGTTGAACCAGCCCGGCGTCCAGACGATCGCCGTGACCGGTGCGGCCACCTTCGATCTTCTTTATGACATGATCGGAAAGCTTCTCACCGCGAATGTCGACCCGACCGCGGTGCGCTGGATGATGACCCCGGGCGTGTTCCAGGTCTTGAGGAAGACCAAGTCGACGGACGGCAAATACCTCATGCAACCGGACGTGATGGAACAGGGTCAGTTCAGGTTGCTCGGCTACCCGGTCAGCGTCACCCCCCGGATCCCGACCACCGGCATCGCCCCTGGCACCACGAAGATCGTGCTCTGGGCGCCGAGCATGTACGCAGTCGCCCGCGACATCGCGCCGGAGGTCAAGGTGCTGACCGAGCTGTACGCCAGCACCGGACAGGTCGGCATCCGGGTGCAGTGTCGCTACGACGCGGGGCCGCTGTACCCCGAGTCCGTCGTCATCGCGACCGGCGTCACCGGGGCGTAGTCGGTGCCGGCCTTCGAGCTGACCGCGCTCGCCAGCTACCTCCAGCGCGACCTTGACGCTTCGAGCGCGGGAACGGCCCGGGACCTGGCGACCGCCATGGTCAAGAGCTACACCCGCGGCGTGGGCTTCGACCTGGTCACCGGCGACCCGAGCGCGGACCTCGGGGCGGTCACCCTGCTGGTCGCCAGCAGGCTCTACAGCAACCCCGAGGGCATGCGGTCGGAGAACATCGGGGCCTACGCCTACACCAGCACGTCCGCGGGCTTCCAGGGCTTCTCGCTGGTGGAGCTGGCGCTGCTGCACCGGTACCGGCGGCGGGCGGCCTGATCGTGGGACCTGCGGCGTCAACGTCACCAGGGTTCAGGAGCGAAGGTCGGGGAGGCCGTCCCTTCCGGGCCGATGATCCGGCCTGCGTCGCAGGTTCCCGCCTAAGGCCAGAAGATCGCCCGGGCCGTCACCGGGCCGTGGGAGGACGAGAAACAGCCGCAGACGACGAGAGACGTTGAGCAGTGTTTCCGCAGGTCAGACGGCATAACGGCGGCATCACCGCAGGTCGGCTAGGTGGCCGGATTAGTTCTACGACATCTGAGGCCATAACCCTGACCTGCGCGTTTACGCCTTCGCGGCGTCTACGCGCC